CCGGGGCGGGTTTTGGCATTTCGGCCCCGGCTTTGACGGCGGCGCCGGCGCGCTTTGGGCAGCGGCGCGCCGGTGGTGCCCGGATGATCTGTTCCAACCTAGGCAACGTCCCTTCGCGGATGAAACAGCGATAAGATGCCGCGTCCTTGGGCCAGGATGGCCACCGGCGGCCCGTCGGACGCGCGGCTGTTCGTCTGCTACTACCGGGTCTCGACCGACAAGCAGGGCCGCAGCGGGCTGGGGCTGGAGGCGCAGAAAGCCTCGGTCGGGTCCTATGTCGCCGCTTCCGGCGGGCGGATGGTGGCGGAGTTCGAGGAAGTCGAGTCCGGCAAGCACCGCGACCGGCCGCAACTGGCGCTGGCGCTGGGCGCCTGCCGGGCGCGGCGGGCTACTCTTATAATCGCCAAGCTGGACCGGCTGGCGCGCGACACCGCGTTCCTTTTGTCGATCGTGCGCGGCGCCGGCGAGGCCGGGGTGGTGTTCTGCGATCTGCCGCAGTTGCCGCCGGGTCCGGCCGGGACCTTCGTGCTGACCATGTTCGCCGCGGTCGCGGAACTCGAGCGCGGGCTGATCAGCCAGCGGACCAAGGCGGCGCTGGCGGCGGCCAAGGCCAGGGGCGTGCGGCTGGGCGGGCGGAGCATCGCGGGCGGGCTGGACAGCGCGGTGAGCCGGGCGGGCCGGGCGGCGCAGGCCGAACGGGCGGCGGCGCACCGGGCGGACGTGCTGCCGTTCATCCTGGCGGCGCAGAAAGCCGGGGCGGTGTCGCTGCGCCAGGTCGCGGCGGCACTGACCGCGCGCGGCATCCAGCCGCCGTCCGGCGGTGACCGGTGGCACGCCAGCCAGGTGCGCCGGATTCTTGGCCCCAGCCCGCCGCGATCGATCGCAACCTCAGAACCGGATTTCTCCGATGCCGCTTGACCAACTCCGCCGCCGTGCCGGCCTGACCGCGGGCAAATTCTTCTATGGCGTCCATGGCACGCCGTTCGTGGACGCCGCGAACGCCTGGTGGTGGACGCTGGACTGTCTGGACGCGCGGGCGGAGGGGATGCGGGCCACGGCGTCGCTGCGGATCGGGCGGCCGTGCGAGCCGGACGACGTGGTGAACGCGATGCGCCGGCTTGATCTGCCGGCGTTGCACGCGAAGACGGTGATGAGCTGGGGCCGGCAGCGGACCGAACCGCCGGAGGGCAGCGAGGCGCGGCGGCTGTGGGATGAGGTGATGGAGCGGCTGACGCGGGTGCTGCAGGCCAGGGGGATCGTGCGGTCTGAGCCGGCCGGTCCGCTGGCGCTGATGGATGTGCCGCTGACCGGGCTGCGTCCGATAGGGGCGGGCATCGAGGACGCGCTGGAGAAGCTGGGCGCGGCCGTGACGGAGCGGGAGCGGCGGGTTGGGTGAGTCTGAGAACCGACCGGCTGCGACTCGACAGAAGCGGAAGGCGCCGCGCTCGGCGTTCAAGCCGGGCAATTCGGCCAATCCCGGCGGCCGGCCGAAGGGCCTGGCTGAACTGGCGGAACTGGCGCGGTCGCACGCGCCGGAGGCCATCGCGGCGCTGGTGCGCGGGCTGAAGCATCCGAAGCTGTTTGTCGCGGCGGCGACGGCGCTGCTGGACCGCGGGTTCGGCAAGCCGACGCAGCCGATCGAGGGCGATGTGGGGTTCGGCTCGCTGCTCGCGGTGCTGGAAGCGCGGCGGCGGCGCAGTGATTCGGATGCGGAAAACGACGCATCGAAGTGACGCGTACGCGCATGCGAAACCGCATCGGAAAGCGCATGCAAAACCGCATCGAAAATTTCGCAATTCTGATGCGCGGCCGGGTGCGGAATCGGATGCGAAAAAGCGGGTGATTCTGGATGACGGATGCGTCGGGGCTGGCGGCGTTTGCCGAGGCTCTGGCCGGCTATCAGACCGACCCGCTCGGGTTCGTGCGGGTCTGCTATCCGTGGGGTGAGCCGGGCGAACTGGCTTCGCTGAGCGGGCCGCGCGACTGGCAGGTGGACGCGCTGCGCGATATCGGCCAGCGGCTGGCGGCGGGCTATGCGCCGGGTGCGGCGATGATGCCGGTGCTGAAGGCGATCTCGTCAGGGCACGGCATCGGCAAGTCGGCGCTGATCGCCTGGCTGGTGTGGTGGGGGCTGTCCACCATGGTCGATGCCAGGGTGATGGTGACCGCGAACACCGAGGCGCAGTTGCGCACGCGGACCTGGCCGGAAGTGGTGAAGTGGACGCGGCTGGCGCTGAACCGGGGCATGTTCAAGGTCCAGGGCCTGGCGATCCATGCGCTGGCGCCGGGTCATGCGGCGAACTGGCGGTGCGACGCGGTGACGTGGTCGGAGCACAACCTGGTGGCGTTCCAGGGGCTGCACAATGTCGGGCGGCGGCTGGTGGTGCTGTTCGAGGAAGCCTCGGGCATTGCCGACAAGGTGTGGGAGACGACGGAAGGGTCACTGACCGATGCCGGGACGGAGATCGTCTGGGCGGCGCTGGGCAACCCGACCGAACCGACCGGCCGGTTCGCCGAATGCTTCGGGCGGGAGCGGCACCGCTGGTTCGGCCGGCAGATCGACAGCCGGACGGTACCGGGGACGAACCTCCGGATGGCCGAGGAATGGGTGCGGCTTTATGGCGAGGACCACGATTTCGTCCGGGTCCGGGTGCGGGGAATGTTCCCACGGTCGGGATCGATGCAGTTCATAGGGTCCGACATCGTTGAGGCGGCGTGCAAGCGCGAGCCGGTGCCGCTTTTGACCGATCCGCTGATCATCGGCGTGGATGTGGCGCGGTTCGGCGACGATCAGAGCGTGATCTGGGCGCGCAAGGGGCGGGACGCGCGGTCGATCGCGCCGATCCGGCTGCGGGGTGTGGATACCATGCAACTGGCCGGACGGGTGGCGGAGTGCGTCACCGAATGGCGGGCCAACGCGGTGTTCGTTGATGGCGGCGGGGTTGGCGGCGGGGTGGTGGACCGGCTGCGCCAGTTGGGCGTGGACGTGATCGAGGTGCAGTTCGGCGGCCGGGCGGACCGGGTGTCGATCACCGGCGAGCAGCACGCCTATGCCAACAAGCGGGCCGAGATGTGGGGCAACATGCGGGCCTGGCTGTCGCATGGCGCGATTCCGGACGATCCGGAGGTCCGGGCGGATCTGACCGGGCCGCAGTATGCCTTCGTGGTGGCGGACGGGCGGGATGCGATCACGCTGGAGCGCAAGCGGGACATGAAGCTGCGGGGTCTGGCCTCGCCTGACCTGGCGGACGCGCTGGCGTGCACGTTCGCCTATCCGGTGCTGCCGCGGCCGGCGGCGGAGGCCGGGCGGCTGGGCATCGTGGCGGCGCCGGGGTTCGCGGGGGACTATGACCCGTATGCGTGAGCGGATGCGGTTTTGATTTTTTGCATGCGCCGGTCATTGAAATCATTGATGTTTCCGCATCGCTTCGCATGCGGTCCGCATGCGCTTCGGATGCGCGGGGAGGCATCGGCGGTGCCTTTCCGGCGGCCGGACCGGGCCCTCAGTCAGGGGATATAGCATAGGTGAGCCATGTCTCCGAACACTTCGAGTCTCTCCAGGCGCATCTGGCGCAGGGCCAAACCCGAGCCGAACGGCTGGAGCGTCTGCTGGCGTGCGATCTGGACGAAGCCGGGCGGCCGTCGGTGTTCGTCCTGCCGGAAGCGCGGGCGCTGCTGTCTGCGGCTTTGATGCGGGCGGCGGACGCGGCGGCCGATCTGGGGATCGAACTGTTCGACGTGCGGTGGACGGCGGTGGTGACGCTTTTGCATCACGCCTCGGGGTTCGTGCGGACGATGGGCGCGCGGGAGGCCCGGCTTGCGGCGGAGCTGCTGCGGGGCTTGCAGGTCCGGGTGGTGCAGTTGCGGTTCCGCGGGGCGGGCGAGGTCAGGGTCAGGCTCTCGTAGTCCACTGATCCGGCAGTGGGTGGCGGGCGTGGACCGCTGTCAGGCGTTCAAGCCACGTGGCGACGTCGGCGGGGATTTCGTATTGACCGGCGGCCCATCGCCGCACGCGGGTTTCGTGAATGGCAAGGCGATCGGCCAGACCTCTCTGGGTCCAGCCGATGGATTGCAGGCAGGCGCGGAAGCGGTCGGGGGTCATCCGCCGATTAGTTTGATGAATCCGGCACCGGCGGCGAACAAGGCGGCGCCGGCGCCAAGCAGTGTGGCCGCGATGGTCCAGGGCAGGAACGCGCGGTCGCGGTCGAGCTTGGCTGCTTCGGCGTTCAGTTTTCGCTGCTCGGAGGCGAATTTGTCGCTCTCGGCCCGGAGTTTAGACTGTTCCGCGAGATCCCGGTCAATCCGGGCCAGGACGGCTCGGAGGTCGATGGAATCGCGTGTGGTATCGCTCATCTGGGTGAACCCTCGATCTGTCTGAGCTTCATTGCTCGCGACGGGACGCATTATGCGTTACGACGCGAAACGCGTCAAAGGCAATTTCAGTTTCAGGATCAATTCATGGGCGCGCCCAAGATGCCATCGGTGCCGGCGGTTCCGCCGCCGCCGCCGTTGCCTCCGACCATCTCGACGGCGCAGGTGCAAGCGGCGGGGAAATCCTACCGCAACACCGCGGCTGCTGCCGCCGGGCTGGGCAGCACGGTGCTGACCGGGCCGCTGGGGGTGGATCAGAGCACGAATTACCCCGGCAAGAACCTGACGGGGTCCTGAGGTGGGCGCGCTGGCTGCCGGGCTTCAGAAGGTGGGGAGAGCCAATGACTACCCCGGAAACCCTGCCGGGGTTACGCCTTCTCCGGGTTACACCTGGGGCGGCAAGGGCAACCTGCCGGTGCCGGTGATGCCGGCCGCGCTGACTGCGACCGCCGGCCAGGCCGCTTCCGGCAGCACGGTGCTGACCGGGCCGCTGGGGGCCGCCAGCACGGGTGCGGCGGGCACCGGCAAGACGCTGACCGGATCGTAGCGGATGGCAGTCATGGACGGGCCGGCAAGAACTGCCGGGGTGCCCGGCCGCGCGCCGGCCGGCAAGCCCGGTGCGGCTGCGGCGCCGGGCGGCGGACGGCTGCGCGGGCCGGAGGTCCAGAAGCTGGTGCAGCATCTGGAGTCGCGGCTGGCCGGGCTGCGGACCGACCGGTATTCGTGGTGGGTGTCGTGGCGCGATGTCGCCGAACACATCCTGCCCAGGCGTTACCGCTGGCTGGTAACGCCGAACGAACTGAACCGGGGCGCGCCGCTCAACCAGCACATCGTCAACAACAGCGGGACGAAGTCGGCGCAGAACTGCGCGGCCGGGCTGAAGGAGGGCACCACGTCCAGCGGGCGGCCGTGGTTCAAGCTGACCATCCCCGATATGGACGTGGCGGATACCAGCCCGGTGAAGCTGTGGCTGGATGAGGTCGAGAAGCGGATGCTGCGCATCCTGGCTGGGTCGAACTACTACAGCGCGAAATCGACGCAGTATTTCGATCTGGTGGTGTTCGGCACCGCGCCGATGCTGATCTATGAGGACGACGACGATGTGATCCGCTGCTTCAATCCGTGCGCCGGGGAGTATTTCCTGGCCAACAGCGACGCGCTGCGGATCGAGGTGCTGTACCGCGAGATCACCATGACGGTGTCGCAGGTGGTGCAGAAGTTCGGGCTGGCGGCGTGCAGTGAGAATGTGCGGCGGCTGTTCGACAATGGCGGGGCGTCGCTGCAACGGGAAATCCGGATTTGCCACGCGATCGAGCCGAACGATTCGCGGATCGTGGGCAAGGTGCTGCCGTCGCGGTTCAAGTGGCTGGAATGCTACTGGGAGGGCGGCAACAGCGCGAACGGCGTGCTGGACCTGTGCGGCTATCTGGAACAGTCGTTCTCCGCGCCGCGCTGGGACCTGGCGGCGAACGATGCGTATGGCCGTTCGCCCGGCATGGACGCGCTGGGTTCGATCAAGCAGTTGCAGTTGATGGAGCGGCGGGCGGCGCAGGGGATCGACAAGCAGGTCAATCCGCCGCTGAAGGCGCACGCGTCGATGAAGAACCAGCCGGCGGTCAATCTGCCGGGCGGGGTGACCTATGTAACGGACATGAGCGCGGCCGGGTCGGGCATCGCGCCGGTGTATGAGGTGAAGCCGGATCTGACGGCGATGGGCGCCAGCATGGAGGGCGTGGTCAAGCGGATCGACGACACGTTCTTCGGCGATCTGTGGGCGATGATCTCGAACCTCGATCGCGACGTGACGGCGTTCCAGGTGGCGCGGATGCAGGAAGAAAAGCTGGTGCGACTCGGGCCGGTGCTGGAGCGCAACCAGAACGAGTCGCTGGACCCCGAT